CCGACGATAAGCAGAATGAACAAAAACGTCAATTAATGAATGCAGTTGCGCAAAAAAAATCTGCTGAACGTATGAGTAAGGAACCTAAAAAGGCTACACCTGAAGATGAAGGGTACACTAAACGCCCATCAAAATTTGCCAAAGGCGGACCTGTAGACGAAAATACTATTATTGATGAGATAGTTCCATTTGCAGAAATAGTAAGTAGTTGTAAATCATTACCAGCAGCGCTTGCATTATAAGCAACGGCTATCTTAGTGCCAATTGTCTCTGCATCAATAAGGCCCAAAGTCGTGTGTCTATTTGAAGCTATAAGTACTGCTGTGGCCAAGGTTTCGGGCTCAAGAACAGAAAATTTTCTATACCTAAGATTTGCCCCATTACCATAAATAATGTAAACATCACCGTTAATGTGAGATATTACAGGGCGCTCAGCACCGGCCTCAACGAGACCATTACTTACTAGGAAACTATTATTAGATGCATCTTGTACACTATATCGTACTCCAGATGTAGCATCCTTCCAGGCATAAATATTAAAACCTTCTACATATACGCTGTCGGGCTGGCTCTGAGCTCCTGAAGTTTTTACTACAGCAGATAGAGAAGATGAGGTTGAGTAGAGAGGTCCCTTGTCTACTAATCGGCCCCGCGTTTCCGCATAAGAATAAAGTCTACGATTTGTAAATAGCAGCAACTCTTCTTTGTACTTTGATAGAGCGACTGGATTTATAACCTGCGCGTCTGAAGTATTATAAAGGTCTACTAAATCATACCCATTACGTTTACGTAACAAGCGCAGTGTCTCGTACACAAGATTTTCTGCTTTTCTTAAATATCCAGGCTCTTCTTGCTTTGGGTCTAATTTAGTTTCTAAACCCTTGTCAATTGGAAGTGGAACCAACTGCTTTTTTAAAGCCACGTTAATCTCCGATTATATTATATTCCATGCTGCAGCACCATTACCAGTAACCATAACAGACCCGAAATTAGAGTTTATAGTCTGCGAAGTAAGGCCATCAATTGTATCAGCACCCTGAACTAAAATGCTAATTGCATTTGTATTTGAGAGGCCGTCTTTATCTTTTATAATATATATTCTACCTGCGGCAACGCCAGAGGCTAGTGGGAGAGTGACTGTTCTAGATGAAGTTGTATCTACTAAAATAGTTACAAAAGTATCTGAAGGTCCAATTAGGAGGTTCGAAGTTATGGTTGTTAATTCGAGTGCTACTGTAGTTCCTGGAGCACTAATAACTGCGCCGCCAGAAGTAATTTGCACTGAGTTCCCAGAACCATTAGTAAAATATAGGTCGCCAGTAGTTGTGCTAATTGAAAGGGCGTTTGAGGCTCCTGTTAGAGCAGTGGCCTGATTAATTAATTGAGCAGAGTAAAGATTATACGCCTTCTTACTTTGAAAGTTTAGGTTCGCGTTAATATTTAGGCCGCTTGTAGGAACCAATGTACCTTTACCACTTGTATGGTCATGTCCATCAAGCACTACAAATGCAGCATTATTTTGTGTCGCATAATCGGGGCCCAGCGTAACACTGACTGTTGGGAGTGTCATATTCATAAAATTACTTATTGACATAGTAGTTCACCTTATTTGATTTAGAAATGTTATCAAAAGCCCATAACGGTTGTAGGTTTGTATAATTTACTGCTTTTAAAAACTGTATTTTATCATTCAAATCAAAGCTAGACAAGGGCTGAATGTGGTCAACGTGCCATTTACCATAATTTTTCCATGACATATTCTCCGTAAACTTAGACTCAAGATGACTTATTAAAAAATCAACCGAGCATCCTAAGTCTTTAATGGCACTTCCTGATTTTAAATGTCCATGAAGTACTTTACTAATCCTGCTTCTTATATTTTTAGATAGCTTAAAATTAATATCTACCTGTCTTCGCTTAAATTCATATTCGCTCATATAAGCATTTCGGCGTTTTCGATTTTGCTTTGCCCACAAAGTACTTTTTTTGATAAGGTCAACTTTATTTATAGTATAATATGAAGATTGCTGGCGTCTTTCTGTCTGCTTATTTTTAGCATAAGATAGCTTTCGGCAACTTTTGCAATAGCCCTGAAGCCCATCCTTAGATGCAGCACACTTGCTAAATTGCGATAAGTCTAATGAAATTTTACATTGCCAGCAGATTTTCATATCAAAATACCCAAATCGAACATACTAAAGCAGCAGTGCAATTTAATACAAGTGTCTTGCTTTTTTTGACATTTGTACTTTGACTATCCCAGACTTGCAAATTTTGATTTTTGCCCACAATAATCCAGCCTAGTAAATCTCGTCCTAATTTGTGCTCTACTTCTGTAGCACCATTTATAAGTACTACACCAGTAAGCAAATTACCTTGACCAATTGGACTAGCCTGCAAAGGACGAAGTACTGCATCAATATTATCCTGAATACGGTTAATATCATCCTCAGAACCCATCTTTTTAAAGCTGCGTACGGCCATTAAGTTCCCCGTCTCCAGTAGAAGTCATCTGACTCTGCATAAATATCAGTAACAGTATCTGCCTGAGCAGCGTCTCGCTGTGCACTTTTGTCTCTAATACGCTTAGTAAGAGCCTGCTTTTGGGCAAAGAGCACAGTAACATCTGACTCTTCTTTTTGAAGCATTTTTATTGCTGCATTTTCAGACTCATTATTGACAGTCAAAGAACGCAGACCGGCACGTAATGGAGATTGTCCGTATAGTTGTGTTCCTGCAGTAGTATAATCAGGATTGAAGTCCTTGATATGACATATTTGTTCAGGTGGTACGTTATCTATTGCATTGTAAATAATTTTATAACCTGAAATTGGTTTTAGCATTCCTTGTGATTCGATTTGAACCAAGTTGGATGGCAAAACGTAAAGTTCATCATACTTACCTGCATTGGGTCCTGTATCCGGCCCTATACCATAGATATACCGGTTACCGGTTAGCTTACCAAATCCGATTACTTCCTGAATCCAATCGTTATATGATTGAGTAGGATTAGGATGATTAAGAACTTGCTCAAGTTTAGTGCCTGTGGTAAGTTCTAATGCCTTTCGCTTGATTGATTCAGACTTAAATAACGAAGCATTATCAATAGAACCGGAAGTAAGTGCCTTATAGTTCTTGAGTTGAGTTTGATTGGTTACTTGATAAATCTGCCAAGGTATAACTGCTGCAGTACGAGAAATTAAATTAACGATTGAATAAATGGTCGCATTTTTTTGATATCCATCACGAATGTATGTTGTATCATTTTCCTCATTTACGAGTATCGAAGTACCTAACCAAGTGTAGAGTAATTCATTGTATAGTGGGTTGGTTTGGCCTGATAAGGCTTTAATGATACCCATTTTGATTCTATCTGAAAAAGAAGCCATTTAATTTCGTTTTTTTTGTCAAAAATAAGCATTTATATAACAAAAAAATTAGTTCTATTTTTGTATTTTGTATAAATGCAATAACGCAACGCATCGATTAAGTGATTGTTGCGGTCAACAGGAATATTAATTATTGTCTCATCCTTGAGTTGTTGCCAATAATATGTCTCATATTCTTTGGCTAAATTTCGGGATGATTTACTTACAAAAATATCAAATTCTTTCAATAATGAAATACCTGCATTAACTGAACCTTGTCCTTTGTCGGCTGCGATTGCCATTAATCCAAGTTGGCGAAGTTCTTCGCCTGATTTTGGTTCTGCTGCATCGTAATAAACAATTTCATCATTGTATCCGAGACCAATGAATATGTCGTAAATCATTTTATTAGTAAGGCCGGTAGAGTAGCATATTTCTTTTACGTATATGCGGTCGTTTAACCTTGCTACTTGAACGATTGCCGTAGGGTCGTTTGAGAATCCAAAATCAAGACCATAGAATACCTCATCAAATTCAGGGAACTCCGATTCATCGATGTACTGCCAATTGCTAAAAATTTGTCTTTTTGAAAATTCAGCCTTTTTACCCTCTCCATATACTCTCCAATAATCCGGATCTCGTTCACGAAGTCGTTCAATTTCCCGAACCAATTCAGCAGGTAGGAACTTATTATCACGATAGGTAGTGATGAATGTGTCGCAATCGTCTCGTGGTATTACTTCGTCATAAATCCAATGTATTGGGTCGGATGGGTTAAAGTCAAGAATCATTTCATCCGTAGTACGCATAAGCAATTGGCGATAATCTTCGAAATTAAGTTCGTTAGCTTCGTTAATGAAACAGATATTTCGCTTACGGCCACGTATTTTTTGCGGATCATCAACGGCAATTAATAACATTACCTGCTGAACCGGCAGGATCTCCCGGATGATTAAGCATCTCCCCTCCTACTACAAATTTTTCATTATATGCAACAGGTTTTTTCATATTAGCTTCTGCGTGAGCAGGTCGAGTACGTTCATCCATTGCTGCATTGAATGTAGTATAGTTTTCATCGTGGGTTAAAAATAAGAGAAGGCACTCGGTATTCGGGTGTCTTTTTCTTTTTATATTTGTTCAAAAAAAACATTATGGCAAAAGTATTGATGTTAAAGACCGTTTATGATGGCAAGGTATATCATAAAGATGGTGAACAAGTAGAAATTTCAGAAGAGAAATTTAAATCCTATATCGAGCGTGGTTTTGCAAAGGAAATTGTTAGTAAGTGGGAGGAGGCAAACGTAATTATAGATTCGCCTATTCAAGTTCCAACAATCGAAACAAAAGAGCAGAAATTTAAAAAGAAGAAAAAATGATTGACTACGAAGTAATTGTAAACACAGAAACAGGGGCAGAACCAATATCAGTAAGTGAATGTAAAAATTACATTCGTATTGATACAAGTGCTGATGATACCTTATTGGGTATTATGATTACTGCAGCACGTAAAAATGCTGAAACATTAATTGGTCGAGATATAATCGCAAAGGAACGTACAATGTGGGTTAATCTTTGGGAAAACTTTATTGATGAACGTATCAATCTTTTATTTGGACCTGTAGATGAGGTAACTGATGTTTTTGATTCCAACGGAGATCCTATCACTTTTTCTGTTTTTGGAATAAAAGACAAATCAGTAAAACTTGACCAAGTAGCTCAAAATTTTACAATAGTTTATACTACTTCAGGCATTAACGATTCTTTAATCAAACAAGCATTATTGCAAATCGTTTCTACCTATTACGACAATAGAACTGATTTTGTAGTAGGGGCTTCTGTAAATGAAATTCCCTCCGGTTCTAAAGAAATTTTAAACGGATACAAATACCTTTACTTTTAATGAACAACGCATCAAATTTAAAGCAGAGAATTAGCGTAAAGCGAAGAACTTTAGTTCCTGATGGATATGGTTCTAATTCAGAAACATTGGCCGATGTAGGTACGTTTTGGTGTCAAATCATCGAGACTTCAGGCGATGCAATTGTTAAGTCAAACAAACCATTAAAAGAAACAAAAATTGATATTATTATCCGTAAGCCTACTGCAGATTTGATTCTGCCATCTGATTTAATTTATATAGAAAATGATTCACGTGTTTTCAAGTTTGATGGCTCATATCAAACACTTGAAAATTTTTGGGTTAAAATGAGGGCAACAAATACATTATGATACGAATAAATAAAAACCATATTGTAATGATTCGTAAAGCAATTCAAGATGTAAGAAATGCTTCTGAAAAAGAATTGTCAAAAGAACTTGCATCTACCGCAGCAATGATCGCACGTGATGCAAAAAAATATGCTCCTATTGATACCGGTAATTTGAGAAAATCAATTGGGTGGGAAAGATTAAATTCAAAGAATGTGGTTGTATTTGCTAAAGCACCATATGCACCATACGTTGAATTTGGAACAGGCCGAGGAGTAACATTAAAATGGCTTAAATCTGTTGGTATGCCTGAAACTTATGCATCACAATTTAAAGGTCGTGGAGCAAAAGATGGAACAAAAGTTTACATTTATGCAAGGCCATATTTGTTTCCTGCGGCAGCAAAGAATTTTGAATTATTAGCAGGTAGATTAGAAAAATTATTGAATAAATGAGGAATCCAAATAAGTACATTCGCAAAGCAATCATTGACCGATTAACCGGAAATGTAGTCATCAATGGTACAACACTCGATGTCATTGGTCAAGGAACATACGAAACTGATTTCCCTTTCATTCGTGTATTTACTTACACACAACAAGAAACCGATTTTAACCAAACTTCCTATATCACAGAAGTGCGAACCAACATTGAGGTTGTTTTCAGATATAATTCAGATTCCGGTGGCGAAACCGAAGCAGATGATGCAGTTAATTTGATTTTTGAATTAATTCGTACTCGTTCCAATGGATATTTTGACCTTTCTGCGCAGGGATTCAATGTTTTTACCTGCAACGTAGAAAACGTAGATGTCCTAAATGATAACGATGAAGATTTTACTTATATTCGCAAAATAGTTTTAATTTCAAACAAAGTACAGGAAATAAATGGAGATTAGAGAAGCAATAATAGGTGTAATTTCATCCGCAGTAACTGCAGTTTTGGCTTGGATTTTAGGTAAGAGAAAAGAAAATGCAGACATATCAACAATCCAACTCGAAAATTCACAGAAAGTAATAGATATGGTTACTCAAATGAATGAAAAATTAGAAGCTAAAGTCGATTCATTGAGCAAAAAAGTGGATGATCTTACTGCTGAAATTGAACTATTGAGAGAAGAAAATCATAAGTTGAAACTCAACAAAAATGAAAGACACAAAAACCATTGAGCGAATCCAACTGCTTCATCCTAAAGTAAGAGAAGAAGTATCTGACATATATGACGAAATTTGCGAAGCATTAACCGGTCGTGCAATTTGTCGTTTCGCTTATACCCTGCGTACTTTCAAAGAACAACAAGACCTTTACGAAATTGGTCGTAGTCGGCCGGGAAAGAAGGTAACTAACGCATCTGCAGGTATGTCTTATCACAATTACGGACTTGCAATTGATATTGTTTTAATCATCGATGGCAAGAACGCAAGTTGGGATATTAAGTCTGATTTTGATGGAGACAAAAAAGCAGATTGGCAAGAGATTGTTACCATTTTTAAACAACATGGATGGACTTGGGGAGGAGATTGGAAATTTACCGATTATCCTCATTTTGAAAAAACATTTGGATATTCTGTTCGTGATCTTCTCGCAAAACATCAAGCACTCAAATCCGGTGGCTATGTTCAAATATAGTTTTTTGTTTATTTTCCTGCTCGGATGTAAGACCATCAAGCAATCCGTTCAAACTGATAATAAAGATTCCGTACGCATCGAAATTCGTGAGGTTAAAATACCATCTGTAAACGATACTATCACTATTGAAAATCCCTGCGACTCATTAGGCTTAATTTCTCGTTTTAAGTCATTAAATTCATATGGGCAAGGGAAAGTATTAGTAGAGTCAAAACAAGGCAAACTGAAGGTATATATCAAGCTAAAAGAATACATCACAAAAGATTCTTTAGTGTACAAATACAAATACATAACAAAAACTGAATACAAAGAGGTCGAAAAAAAGAATTTCCCATATTGGATTATCTTTTTAGCAGGTGGCCTAATTTTGGTTCTTATTCAACTTAAATTTTAATCAAGTTTTTGGCTAAATTGCATTCAAATCAAATGCAATATGGCTACACTTACAGGGCAATTAGTTTCCGAAACTTATAAATCCTTACTGAAAATGATTGACAACGATGTCGTTACGGCATCGGAAAAACAGATTTCAGATGGTTTTGGAGGAGGAACAAATGTTTTTTTAGACCAAAATGGATTCGTACGTGCAAATAAATACAAAGTTACCGGAGCCAATTCAGGTCAATTTCTTAAAGGAGATGGATCGTTGGATTCTACTTCATATTTGCCTGTCGGAACATCAACCACTTCTATTCCCGAAGGAACCAATCAATACTTTACTCAATTAAGAGTTCTTAATTCGTATTTAGCAGGATTCACTCCTACTTCCGGTGTTGTATCTTCATCTGATTCTGTTCTTACTGCTCTGCAAAAAATTTGGTGGAATATCGTCAATGGTGGAGGAGGTGGCGGAGGTGGCTATGTACCTTATGTTGGAGCAGTACAAAATCTTAATTTAGGAGAATGGGGATTGAATACAGGATTTATTCAATTTGATTTAACTCCAACCGGAACTCCGACTACTGCAGGAACAATGTATTGGAACGATGGAGATGGAACTGCAAATATGATAATGAAAGGTGGCAATGTAACCCAAAGAGTTGGGGAAGATTTACACTCAATGGCTTATAATGCAGAAACTACTACATTAAATAAAGGAGAAGTAGTTTATATTTTTGGGGCACAAGGCAATCGAATTTCCGTTAAAAGAGCAAATAATGCAACAGAAGGTGCTTCATCTGTTACGATTGGTATTGTTGCTGAAACAATTGCATCCGGTGTAGAGGGTTTAATTATAACTCAAGGAACTTTAAATAAGTTAAATACTTCATTGTTAACGGAGGGTGTAGCATTGTGGCTTGGTACTACTCCGGGAACTTATACTCAAATAAAACCACAAGCACCTTTAAATGCAGTATTAATTGGGTATGTAGAAAGAGTTCACGCAACTGCAGGTTCAATTTATGTTAAGATTCAAAACGGATATGAACTTAGTGAATTGCACGATGTAAAAATTGATCTTCCATCACAAAATAACTTTCTTGTATATCAGGAAGAAGATGCTCTTTGGCAAAATAAAGCATTAATCAAGACTAACGGATATTTATCATATTTTGATGATATTGACCTATTGCTTGATTCTCCAATATTTACCAATGGTACAAAAATTGCTATAGGTACTGAATCGTTTTATGGAACTAATTTAGCGACTATTCAAGGAGGTGTTTGGGCAGAAGAACTTACCATTAATGAGAATTTATTAATCAGTTCTGCGACATTATCAGGAAATGCTTTTATTTCACGTAATAGTGGAACTTCGTGGGTTACAATGCTTGGGTTTTATGCTAATAATATTACTGCAGAAAAAGAAGTAATAGCACCAAAATTAACCATAAATGGATCAATTTATGGCGAATCTGTTTCGGTATTTGATGTAGCTAAAATAACTGCAGATACTGCAACTAATAACTATGTTTTAAATCGTTGGAATGGAGTTTCTTGGGATGCTCAATTAACATTTTTAGCAAATCAAATCCTTTCTATCGTAGATATTAAGGCTCCTAAATTCATTAAGACCGGTGGTCTTGCAACTGAATTTTTAATGGCTAATGGAGATTCATCTACAATAGCATCGTTAAACATAATTACCGGAGGAGGTACTGCAAATTATATTCCAAAATGGTCAGGTACAAAAACTATTGGAGATTCGTTGCTTTATGATACAGGAACAAATATTGGTATTAATACGACTAATCCTACCTATAAATTCACAGTTGTCGGTTCGATGGGTGTTTGGTCATCTTCTACCAACTATGGTTTCCAAGATACCGCAAATACTTCATATCGATTAGTTTCAGCAAATGGTTTTCAGTTTACTGCAAATAACATTGGTACGGTTGCTACCACTCGAGTAGATTCAGCAGGTAATTGGGGATTTGGTATTGGCACTCCGGCTTATAAAGTAGATGTAAGTGGGGATGTTAATATAACTACAGGTTCTTCTTATCGTATCAATGGAACTGCTATTACAACTACAAATATTCCGGAGGGTACTCCAAAATACTTTACAGAAACAAGAGTATTAGCAACAATTCTTGCAGGTTTAAATGTAGCTTTAACAGGCGCAGTTACTCAATATGATTCTTTAATTGTTGGGATTAGTAAGTTGCAAAATCAGATTTCGTCTATTGTTTCGGGTGTAAGTTCAGTAGATGGAACAACAGATAGAATTTCAGTTAATCAAACTACCGGTGCAGTAGCAGTAAATATTGCATCTACTTATGTTGGTCAAACATCTATAACAACATTAGGCACTATTAGTTCAGGTACTTGGAATGGTACTGCAATTGCTGATACTTATATAGCAAGTTCAGGTAATTGGAATACTGCTTATTCTGATAGAATGAAATGGGATGGAGGAGCAACAGGGTTAATTGCAGCAACAGGTAGAACTTCTTTGGGTGCAACTACGTTAGGAAGTAATTTGTTTACTTTTACTAATCCGAGTGCAATTCGTTTTATACAAATTAATGCTGATAATTCAGTTTCTGCTTTAACTGCAGCAGATTTTAGAACTGCAATCGGAGCAGGTACAGGAGGAGGTAATATTTCAGGCTCAGGTGCTGATGGTCAAGGAGCAGTATTTAATGGGACTAATTCAATCACAAGTAGTAATGCTTTTGTAGTCATCCCTGCTTCTAATTATATGCGTTTTGATGGTTCATTGACTTTAAGATATGACAATGCAGGTATTACGTTTGCAAGTAGTTTTGGAACAATAATGGGGCAGATGTTCGTTAATTCGACATCTTACATTATTAGAGAACAACAAATTAAATTTCAAGTAGGAGATTCTGACAAACTTATTGTAAATACTTCGGGTAATATATCTATTAATAATACAAATGATACTTATAAACTTGATGTAACAGGTACAGGTAGATTTACTGATGTTGTTACTGCTTACGGATTAAAAACAACTGCAGGTAGTATATCTATAGTTCCTTCAACTTATGGGGGAAGTGGTTTTGTAACATTTAGAAATACTGCAGATACTTCTTCAAGATGGAATATTTATAACTATACCAATGGAGGTACAACTTATGGCTCATTAAACTTTTCAACAGGTAATGGTCAAGATTGGGTTGTTATTAATGAGAGTGGAAACGTATCTATAAATAACTCTAATAATGTTTATAGACTTGACGTAACAGGTGTAATTCGTTCAAATGCAATGATAATTAAATCAGATGCATCATCTGTTACTTATTTGGATTTTGATGCTACTGCGAGAACAAGTGGTCGCAACTATGAACTTGGAACAGGATATACAAGTGTAGGTAATGATAAATTTTATCTTTGGGATAATACTGCAAATTTAGGTAGAATAATCGTTGATGCTAACGGAAACGTAGGTATTGGAACTCAAACTGCATTAACAGGATATTCTTTATGGGTTAATAAAAAAATTGGGGAACAAACTACATCAAATGGTATTGTTCAAAGTGGAGAAATACAAAGTGCAGTAACTGCTTCTGCAAATGGTATTTTAAATACTATGACTACTCAAGCAGCTACTTTTACATTAACAAATTATCGCCATTTTTACGCAAATCAAGGTGCTTTTGGTCTTAATTCTGTTGTTACAAATCAATATGGATTTTTTGTTGAATCCAATCTAACTTCTGCAACCAATAATTATGGTTTTTGGGGTGCGATTCCAAGTGGTACTAATAGGTGGAACTTATATATGAGTGGTACTGCTAATAATTATTTGGCAGGTAATTTGTCTATTGGAACTACAACAACATCTTATAAATTAAATTGGCAAGCAGGTACTAATTTTGGATTTTTAGATAATTATGCAGGTGGAGCAGTATTTGGCAGTACAGGTGGTGTGGAATTATGGTCAGGTTCAACTCCTTCAAGAAGAATGAGGGTAAATGCAGTTTGAGTTCCAATACCTACGTTTCCGTTAG